ACGCTTTGTTGTATGCCTCGTCAGCCTCGAAGGGCTCAAGGTGTAGTGGGCGAGACATCTCCAAGCCGATGATGCCGTTAGCGGTGCGCTCGATGGATTCCTCTAGGGCGATGTATCCAAGCTTGCGGTCAGTGGACTTGAGAACGTGTAGTGCAATCTCCTTACAGACCGCCGACTTACCGATACCAGAACCAGCGCAGAAGGTAACAATCTCACCCTTGCGCATACCACGTGTCATATCGTTAAGACCGCTGTAGGGGTAGGGGATGCTGTCGTTTAGTTTCGGAGTGGTCAGGCGCTCATATAACTCAGTGCCATCAACGATGTCATCTGGTCGCCATACCTTAGCGTCCCAGAATGCACGGATAACCTCGTCGCCTTTGTTGGCTAGTAGCATCTCGTTGGGGTCTTTACCACTCAGGCGAGCAATCTTGCACTTACCAGCGGGAAGGATGTGAGCAACACTCTCAGCCGCCTCGCGTCCTGCCTTGTCTTGGTCGAACATAACAACGACCTCATCCCACGATGAGAGCCACTCCAGTTGACGCTTAAAGATACTCTTGGCTGACTGAGCGCCGCTCGGTAGGGACACACAGGGCCACTTGTTACCTTGGAGCTGACTAACAGTTAAGCAGTCAATCTCACCCTCGGTGATGACCAGCTTCTTACCCCCGTTAGGCCACAGGTTCTGACCGAAGAAGTAGTTGGGCGTTCCGTTGCAGTGGAAGCTCTTGTCTTCAAAGCGATACTTCTGGGCGACCTGTGTACCATCGAGGTTTCTGTAGTTGGCAATGTGACACGGCTTACCGTTCATCTCACCTATCTGGTAGCTATACTTTACACAGGTGTCCTTGTTGATGCCCCGTGGGGCGATGTCCATAAACTGTCCTTTAACAAATCCTAATGGTGATACGTTGCTCATTTTTGTGTGTTGTGTTGGTGTGTTGGTTTTGTTTCTGTTCGGTGTGAACAGACCGCAGGAGTAGCACTTAGTACTTCCGTCTGCGTTGTGTGTTAGTGCGTCACTGCTCCCACAATCGGGGCAGGGTTGGTGTGTGGCTATCGCCGTTAATTCATCCATTCGTGTGGAACTACGCCCTCGCACCACAGGAACCCGTGCTTGTCGCACCAGTCCCCGTAGGTCGTCTTTGAGTTCTTGTTGAGTGTGTTGGTTGCTCTTTGAAATACAAATCGGATGTCGAGGTCGGGGTGTGCTTCCCTCACTCTCAGGTGTTTGGTTCGGTCTGATGCTAGCCAATATCCTTTAACCTCCAGAATAATACCGTTGTCCAAAACGAAGTCAGGCGTGTACTTGCATTCCTTCGTGTAGCTCAGTCTCATCGACTCGTAGGAGTGGGTGACCCCCGCCCGCTTAAGAGCGGAGGCCACTTTTTCCTCAAACCGAGAGCGAAACTTAGAACGGCGCGTTGGTCGCTTCCGTCTCATCGTTGCTCTTGAAGGTGTCGTTGAAGGACTCACCCTCACCTACGTAGCCGTCTTCCTCGGCACCGAAGCCGAAGCCACCGCCACCACCGAACTCTACAAGGTCGATGACCTGTACAGCGCGAAGGCGAAGCGTGTAGCCGAAGCCCTGACTCGGAACGAACCAAGTGTTGACTTCGACAGCCATCTTCAGTGTGGAGCCACTACCAACCTTGGGCATAGCAATCTTGCTTCCCTTGCTGTCGTAAGCAGCGATAGAGAACTCAAGAACACCCTTAGACTTGGTGTGTACCTTTGCTTTTTGTTTAGCGAAGATTTCGTAGTCACCATCGTCGGTGATACGAATAGGCTTCGAGGCTGCCATGCGGAGCTTGTCTTTGCCCTGCTTAGCGCACTCAGCTTTGTAGCCTGCTTCGATTTCGTCGTTCAACTGAGCTTCAAATGCTTTGAAGTCTCCTTCAGAAACGTGAAGTTTACACGAGTACAATCCGTCCTCGTCAAACTTGGTGTCTGGTGTGTCTAAGCGGGGCCAAACCGCAGTTCCTTTTGGCGTTGTATATACTTTACTCATTTGTGTTATTACCTGTTTCGGTGGTTTACTGCTCAGCCAGCGGAGTGCTAACTGAAAAAATATGTGCTGTCGGTGATTTTGGAGATGTCCGCATTGCCGTATTCTGGAGGCTCTGGAAGGACTGTGTTCGTGTTATGCTCTAGTTGATTTTTCCAGTCTTGGAGCAAGTCAACGGAAAACATATCAACAAATACTTCCCGTAAAGATTTAGCAAGTGCTTTACATCCTGTGGCGTGAGTCCCGTAGGAATCGTGGATAAATGCGAAGTCATAGATGCCCGCCTCCTTGTTTGCTTTGATGATTGTTTTGTGAAGGGCAGCCGCGTCTAGACTGTGTACAAAGTTAGGAGACACGCCGTTCTTCTGGCGTAGCTTACTAATCTTGTCGTCTTCCTCACGGTAGCGGACGTGGGTAGCTGAACCGCTAATCCAAGTATCAACCTTCTTCTGGGTGTAGTTGAAGTACTGCTGGTGTACAGGGAAGCCGCTCGGTGTTACCCAACTTAGTGGCTGCTCTTCTTTGCTGATGATAGTTGCACACTCTTGGAACCAGTCCATACACTGCTTAGGCTTGTCGAGGACACTCTCAATGCCCTTCCATACAGCCTTAGCGAGTACGTGGATGGCTAGGTACTTCTCGTCCTCACCAAAGGGGCGTGTGCGTCCTTCTCCGTGTATCTGGTCGTCATACCACTGGTCGATGTAAGCACGGTTACTGTACTCGGTAAGCCCGTAGCTGTAACACATAACAGGGCGCTTAGTGGTCTTACGGTCAATACCAAAACCTAACCAAGCGTTAGCGATGGCGTCCCCCTTGTCAGCCTGCTCCCGTAGGAACCGCTCGGCTTGCTTAGCAACAACCAAATAGATGTCCGCAGGGTTGTCTGTGGGTGACACGTTGGTAGCTGCCATCCCGTATTCGTCACGAGTAAGCATAGACAGAATCTGGAGGCCGTTATTGGTGGCGTCCATATTCACAGGGAGGAAGGTGTCTAGCTTACCCGTGTTCTGGAGCTGCGCCCACTCAAAGCACCACGCTAGGAACTGCCAAGGTTCATCGGCTTCTGTCCATAGTCGCTCTTTGGTTGGGTTTGCAGCAATTCGTATTGCGTCAGCGGCGAAGTCATTAGCCCACTTAACGCGCTCATCTAGTGTTACCTTGTCGTAGCCCCAAGTGTTTGCACCTTGAACGGCGTGCCACTTGTAGTCGTCATCTGTTTTGATGCGTTGGGGACGCGCAAACTTAAGAAGCCCGCGACACATATCGGGGCCTTGGATACCTAAGAAAGCTGGGATGTTATAAACACGCCCACGGAAGTCGCAGTGAGATGGATAAAAGAAACGATTGTCACTAAGCTTCTCAGCTAGGAACAAAACTTTAGCTACCAGTAGACGCCTTGAACGTGTGCTCATGTTACGCTTGTGAACACCCGCAGCCATACGTTTCCACATAGCTTTTGAGCGCTGGTTCTCGTTGAAGTCGGCGGGGATGTCTGGCATCACCTCGTCGTCGCGGCTTGGTAGGCCACCGACCTTAACTGAGTTCTTCCAAGCCCAGTCCATAGTGGCTAGGACTTCATCGTTAATCTTCCACGGGGTCTGCTGAACTAGGTTACAAGCCTCCATAGGCTCATCTAGTTTACCCTCGATGCCACGAAGGAACTCCATGTTAGTTGTCTTGATGAATGGCAGCTTAGGAAGCTCGGTGTCTTCAACGCGGTAACCACCTTCCCAGATGTTCTTCCATTCCATTGGTGTGTCCACCGTAGGTAACCAGAACGGAGTCAGCATCTCTTTGTGATAGTTGAACTCCTCGACCCAGCGCAGCGTCTCTTCGGCTGCGGTAACGTAGCGAGTAGGGTTGCGGCGTCCTGTGTCGGTGATGTAGCGGTACTCAATGATACCTGTAACGTCTCGAAGGAGCTCCACTAGGTTGAGCCCTGAAGCCATAACATCACGCCGAGTCCAAGCTGGTATCTCTTCCATCAGCCCTTTCTCAACCTCGTGCTTAATACTCACACGTATGTGATGCTTGGAGGCTACCCAACCTCTCTTACGGGTAGCCCCCAGTACGATGCCCTCGCCCTTCTTGTTTGTTTTTATCAGCCTGTCGCAGCGTATCTGGTAGTCCAACACATTGCCTACCTTCGTACACATCGCCGCCATCTTGCTGTTGCGAGTGAGCATATCCAACACAGTACGCATCACCATGAAGCCAATCTTGTCCGACGGGACTTCAATCAAATCTAACTGCCACTGCCCTTTGTTCTTTATGGGCTTCCAAGACTTCTTGAGGTCGTCGATAGCTTTGA